AAAACATCCTATATCGTTGATCCTGCTCAGAATATCCTGTATAATCACAGGATGCTAGATATCCTCAGTTACTTGCCGGCGCGGCGCAAGCAGACACCTTCGGGCTGGATCAGTTTCAACTGCCCCTTGTGCCAAGAAAAACGCAGCCGTGGTGGCATCAAACCCAGCGATCAAGGCTGGAGCTATCACTGTTTCAACTGTGGCTACACAGCCAGTTTCATACTGGGTCGCAATCTCAGCATCAAGGCCCGGCAACTGCTGAAAAATCTCACAGTGCCCGAGCGTGACATCGAGATGCTGAATCTGGAGAGCTTGAAACATCGCAGCATACATGGCATGCTGGAAGATCGGCAACGGGTGTGGAATCGGCTGAGTGCTATCGCGTTTGAAGAACGTGATTTACCTCCACATGCGGCATTGCTGGCGGATGAAAAACCTTATCGTGGCTACATGCGCAGTAGAGCAGTGCCCGACGACTATCCTGTGATGATACAAACAGAAAATGACAATGTGCATTGGACCAGGCCGCACGTGGTGATTCCATTCACCTATGACAACAGCATAGTGGGTTATACCTGCAGGTTCCTGGACAATCGCACGCCCAAGTATATCAGCGACAGCCAACCGGGCTATGTGTTTGGCACAGACTTGCAGCACCCCAACTGGACACAGGCCATAGTGGTAGAAGGCATATTTGATGCACTATGCATCAGTGGCCTGGCAGTGATGCACAACAAAATCAATGACGCCCAGGTCAGGCTCATACGCAGTCTTGGCCGTGAGATCACGGTGGTGCCTGATCAGGACTTGCCTGGCATGGCCTTGGTGGATCGTGCTGTGGAACTGGGATGGGCAGTGAGCATGCCCCAGTGGCCTGAGGATGTCAAAGATGTAAATGATGCTGTGATGCGTTGGGGTAGGCTAACTACTTTGTTGAGCATATTCCAAGCACGAGAGACCAGCAGGATCAAGATAGAACTACGGAGAAAGCAACTTGTTAAAAGAATTCGGACTTGACGTCCAACGCCTATTCTTGGAGATGATGCTGGAGGACGCACAAAGCTATGTGCGTGTGCAGAACATCTTCAACCCAGAAAACTTTGATCGCAGTCTAAGACCCGCGGCTGCATTCATCAAAGAACATTCAGACAAGCACAAGACCATGCCTGATCGTGTGCAGATCAGTGCCACCACGGGCATTAGATTAGATACGGTGCCTGACTTGAACGAAGGCCACTATGAGTGGTTCATGACCGAGTTTGAGGCATTCACCAAGCGCCAAGAGCTAGAAAGGGCTATCCTCAAGGCAGCAGACATGCTAGAAAAGGGTGACTTTGATCCTGTGGAGAAACTGATCAAGGACGCGGTGCAGATCAGCTTGACCAAGGACATGGGCACTGATTACTGGGCAGATCCCAAGAGCAGGATCGAAAAGTATTTCAACTCAGGTGGACAAGTAAGCACAGGATGGCCACAACTGGATAGGCTGCTGTATGGTGGCTTCAGCAGGGGTGAGCTCAACATCTTTGCAGGTGGATCAGGATCAGGCAAGAGCTTGGTCATGATGAACATAGCCTTGAACTGGTTACAACAAGGACTCAGTGGCGTGTATATCACCCTGGAACTAAGTGAAGAACTTACCAGCTTGAGAACAGATGCCATGCTTACCAACATGAGCACCAAAGAGATCCGCAAGGACATGGATACCGCAGAGCTCAAAGTGCGCATGGTGGCCAAGAAGTCCGGAAACTATCAGGTCAAAGGCTTGCCCGCGCAGAGCAACATCAATGACATCCGTGCATACTTGAAAGAGTATCAGATACAGACAGGCAAGAAAGTGGACTTTGTGATGGTAGACTACTTGGACTTGCTAATGCCCGTTAGCGCCAAAGTCAGTCCCAATGACTTGTTTGTCAAAGACAAATATGTGAGTGAAGAACTGCGCAACTTGGCCAAAGAACTCAGCATACTCATGGTCACAGCCAGTCAGCTCAACAGATCAGCTGTGGAAGAAATCGAGTTTGATCACAGCCACATATCAGGTGGTATTAGCAAGATAAACACAGCAGACAATGTGTTTGGTATCTTTACCAGCAGAGCCATGAAAGAGCGTGGCAAGTATCAGATCCAGTGCATGAAGAGTCGGAGCTCAACAGGGGTGGGCCAAAAGATCGATCTAGAATACAACATCGAGACCATGCGCATCACGGACTTGGCCGAAGATCAGGACTATCAAGAGTTCAAGAAACGGGCACCTAGCATATATGAATCCATCAAGGCCAAGAGCCAGATCATGGACGGAGAAGCAGGTGCTACCACCCCAGATGAACCTGGCAAGATCTTAGCTGAAGTCAACAGCGCCAAGCTCAAACAACTGTTGAACAAAATCAAGACAGCTTGAAATAGTCATTGATGTTCATGGCACTCACATTGCCACGATTGACCTGCAGGAACTGGGATCCGTCCTTGCTGCGTATCTCACCTTGTCCCACGATCACAGATGAGCTGTGATACTTGATGGGTCGGTCTATGATGAGATCCACATACTCACCTTCGCCCACACCCAAGGTGATGAAGTGGATGTATTGATTCTTGTCACGCTTGAACACCCGGCTGTTGGCCACTATGCCCGCGAATTCATAGCGATCCATGTATAGGCCACGCACACCCATGTTGGGCAAGAAGCCGGGTGAGTTCCAGCAGCCATGCTCTTGGAATGCTGCCACAGGATCTTCCGTAATCCAGTTCTCAAAGCCCAGCTCACGTAGATCCCAGCCAGCGCGTTTGGCTTCATTGCGATACACCCAACGAGCATAGGAACCTTGGCAGTGCTTGATAGCAGCGCGCCAAAACTCTCGTGGATTGTGTGCTTTCTGATAGGCCAAGGCCCAGATCAGCCTGCCCAGGTTCACAGCATGAGCACGGCACAGGCCAAAGCCTGACAGGCTCTGCATCTCCTGATAGATCTGATCGCGCTGTGGATGATCACCCAGACGTGCCATGAACTCCATGACCTTTTCTTCATTGCGTTTGGCAAATGCCCTGCGATACATGTCTGCTTCATAGGCATTCACCGAGATCAATCTCATGATTTTTTCTATAGCATCATCCTCACACACTATGGCAGAATCCTGTACGGATTTCTTGGTCCAGTCATGGAAGAAGCTGGCTTTCTTGCGTCCTTCCACTGCCACTGGACGCACCAATGCCGTAGCGAACACACAGTCATCCACGGATGTGGGACGTATGGCTCGGAACAAGCGGCGCATGGCCGGTGATTCACCTTGTGTGACACCCAGCACATCACCACGTTGTAGGAGGTCAGCAGTGAGATCGTCTGTGCGTGGATACTCATGTATCATGCGTGTGGGGTCGATCTCCATGAGCTGGCTCAAGCCACGATTGGCCAAGATGTCTACTTTGAGATGTTCCAAGTCCTCCACTTCGTTTTTGTCTAGCAAGATCAGATTGTCATCGCGGAACAGGCTCTGGGGCAGTTTGCGATCAAACACTATGACACCACCACAATGCTTGCTGAGGCAGCGTTTCTTGCCCATGAGCTTTTTTTCGATACGCTGTGCTTCCGCCACATCTATGCCCAGTTTGGCATAGTCTATTTCTTTAGGCAAGCGACCACGTACACCCAGACGTTTGGCAGCTTCTCTGCGGGCGGATTTTTCTTTATACATCACATAGTTACTGATACGGGCTGTGCGTCCTGGCCAAGCGTCAAATATGCGCTGCATGGCCAGTTCTTGCTGATGGTGCGGCACATCTATGTCCACGTCTGGGAGGTCATCGCGGAAAGGGTTTAGGAATCGTGCCAGGGGTATGCGCCACTCTATGGGATCTACATCAGTGATGCCCATGAGATAGCAGATCAAGCTGGATCCTGCTGAGCCTCGGGTCATGTGTGGTATGTCCTCATTGAGATCCAGAATCCTGCGTATCTTCAAGAAGTATTCAGTGAAGCGTTGATCAATTATGATGCCAAATTCTTCTACGAGTCGGTCTTGATATTCGGCACCTGATGGACAGGGCCTACGAAACTGCGCCATGAGATCTTGTATTTGATTTAGTTCGGTTGTCATTGGGCTGCCTTAAATATATTTGTGTCATATTTACTGTTAGATTCCCCAATCAAAAAACATTTATCGAAGCCAATGTATTTCTTTGAATACACTAGATGCGCCAATCTCAAACAACTGTTGGGAAAAATACAAGCATCATGACGACAAAACAATGTGTATTGATGCAACATGGACTTTTTCTCACATGGCACACCAACAATGTCGGAACCTGTTGTTATAACATCAAAGATCCGCGCAATTACAAATCATACGATGTAGATCCTGAGTCATGCCAGGCCTGCTTGGATCAAGAAAACAATGGGATATACAGTTATAGACAAGGAGTAAATCAAAAATATGGCCTTGAACACAGTCATAGGTTGCCATTGGTACTGGATCTTACACCCAATAGAAATTGTAACCTAACCTGTAAAATTTGCAGCGAATACAGCAGCAGTTCTTGGGCTAAACTCAAACAAATAAAAATCAGCCCAGACTATAACACTTCGATCAAAAATTTTGAACGTCAAATTGCTGACCATGATCTGAGTCAAGTCAAGGAAATCAACTTCAGTGGTGGAGAAACATTCTTGAACAACAATATATCTCGCTACATCAATAGACTTGAATCCAAAATCAATTTCTCACAGTGTACTTTGAGATTTGTGTCTAATGGTACATACAGATTAACAGCATCTATCATTGATTTGTTTACCAAATTCAAATTGGTACAGGCTAGATTCAGTTTTGACGACATAGGGTCGGGTTATGAGTATCAGCGCTCCCCGGCGGTGTGGGGACAAGTTGAAAATCATTGGCAGTATTTTTTGGATCACATGCCCCATAATACCATGGTCGCGATCAATAGAACAGTGAGTGTTTTGAATATAAATCGTTTACACTTGTTGGATCAATGGCATGCTAAAAGTTTTCGGTATTCAAGATTTCAAGATCCCATAGAACTTATAGATCATTTTGCCTTTGGTCCTTATAATATCAATACTGTGCCTGACAAGTTAAAACAACTGATTTTGAATAGTCACGGAAACAACAGCCGAGCTTGGAGCTACATAAAAAATCGTCCGGTCAACGACAACATTCACAATCTAAAGTCCACAATCAATCAACACGATGCTTTGCACCACACCAGCTTAGAACAGTTTGATCCTGATCTATATCGTGCTTTGTTCATATGAAATATTTGACAACTTTTCTTCTGGGTGTACAGGGTCTGCGAAACTGTGCTATTGCGATCTGTAATGATGTGGGTGAGAAGTGCTCGAATTCCCATAAATAATCAAAGAACTTTGGAAACCGCAATGCATAAAAAAACCCGCAGCCTGCTGGAAGAACTTGAGAGCTTGTACGCCGAGCGAGATCAGCGCCATGTGATCGAGAATCGTGCCAGCAACATCATAGCCAGCGCCATACGCCTGCTGGAGCATATAGACGCCAGCTACACCCCTGAACAAGCAGAAAATCTACAGCGCAAGCTGATCAACGCTATCAAACTACGTGATCCCGGCAAGTTTACCCGCACAGTGAGAAAAACAGATGCAAATACATGAGTTGACCCAAAAACCCAGCCTCATGAACGAAGGAGTTTGGGACTCGCTGCGTGCCGCTATGTCATCTGACCCTAAATTAGATGGCATGAACACGGATCAAAAAGTGGCTTATCTCAAGCAGAGCGGCCTGATACAAAACGTGGGTAACAAAGCAGCAGCTACCTGGGCACTGTACAGCAAACAACTCGAAGATTCTATCAGAGATCCGGCACAGCTGGAGCAATTCAAAAAACGCCAGAACAAGACTTACGAAAATACCCTGCGGGCCTTTGTGCAGCAAAACCTGCTGCAAAACATGCCCATGGAACAATTGAACAATAGATCTCAGATCAACGCCTTGATCAAGGCCATGAGTCTACCAGGCAACGCTAGTCCTTCCGTGCAGGCACCTTTGTGGCAGCAGATGGCTCAACTCACCAGCACAGCACAAGTTGAAATGGCAGAACCAGTGGATGCCAGCGCCAAAGCCATAAACGTGAACAAAGCTGCCCAGTCCATCAAGGCCAAACTGTCTGGTGGCACTGCTACTAGCACAGATGAAATCGGAAGATTTTTATCCACTACCAGGAAAGATGCTTGGCATGTGCTCAATCGTAGCGAGCGCAACAAAATCATCACAGATGTGGCACGCACCCTGGCAAGTCAGGGCATCACTGTCCAAGGTTACAGCCCAGCCAGCACTCCTGGATCGGCTGCCACTGCACTGGCCACATTGGCGGCATCCAATCCCACTATCAAAAGCACCGGTAATGCATCACTGGATGCTGTGCTCACGACCCTGGGATTCACCGTATCATGATGCGCCTACTAGAAGGCGGCAACGTATTCAAGGATGCCGATGGCAATCCGCTCACACAGCGCATCAATCAAGCCGATGTGCCTGCTACCATTCGTTGGGTGGAAAAAGTAACAGGTATCAAATTTCCCCAAGACCGTTGGTTAGGCAGCACCGGTCGCAAACCCACATCAGGTGACCTTGATCTAGCAGTGGACGTGAGCAAAGTCAGCAAAGAAGCACTGGCTGCCTTGCTCACACAGTTCATTCAGAAACAAAAACAAGACCCTCGAGAGTGGATAAAAAAAGGCGGAGAAGTACATCTGCGCACACCCATAGCTGGCGATGCCAAGAACGGATTCGTGCAAACTGACTTCATGTTCTTTCCTAACCTGGACTGGGGCACATTCTACTATGGTGGTGCCGAAAACTCAGCCTACAAGGGCATGAACCGTAATGTGTTGATGTCGAGCATAGCCAAACAGGCCGGACTCAAAGTAGGTGCCAATGGCATGATCAGTCGTACCACTAATCAGCTGGTGGATGGCGGCCAAGATCCTGATTACGTGGCACAGGTGCTGCTGGGCCCTAAAGCCACCAGGGACAATCTCCGAAACGTGGAAAGCATCTATGCTGCCTTGGCCCGAGATCCCAAGCGTGATGCCAAGTTGGCTGATTTTCGTGAATATCTGGCTCGTGAAGGATTAGAAGAGCCCAGCCTGCGAGAAGAAAGCGATGTGAGCTTCATGGCTCGCCTGCGTGACCGCATAGTGAACCAGGGCATGTACAAGCTGATTGAAAGCACTGACTTCTCAGAAGCTGAAGTCAAGGGTGGCAAAGCCAA